TATGATTGCTGAGAGTCAAACAGAAAGACCAGAAGATAGTGATGATATGATTGACTTTTGTTATCTTGAATTACAAGATATTCATACAATGTTTTATTTAAAAGATAACGCCGGAAGATATTATATCACAGAGGTTGAATTTTAAGGGAGGAAGCGAAAATGGTAGAAAAATCAAAAGTGATCGGAATTATGTTGCAGCATTCAGATGGCGATAAAGAATATTATGAGCCGGAGTTATCAAAAGAAGATATTGAGACAATTTTCAAGATTCTTGAAAAATACGGCAATGATAATGATTCTATTAGAGGCGATTTAAAAGTTATCGACCAGGAAGAAAACACAGAAGACATTGACAGCGATTTTGAGCATACATCAAAAGAAATGGCAGATAAACTAATGGAATTCAATCGAGACTTTTCGGACGATTCGGAAACTATCGCAGAAGAAGCGGAGTATTTAATAGGTGTATTTGATAAGTTGAAAAAGTCGGAAGATTTTAATATTCTGGCACATCATTTAGATACAATGTTTATGGATGGTGTTTTTAAATAAACTATAATAAATATCGGAGGTATATAAAAATGAAAGTTAAATATATTGGTTTCGGTGGCTATATGGAAGTTCCTTGTTATCAGGACGAAAACGGCAAAATTTATTTTGATAAAAATAACGGGCGTAATGGTTTAGACCTTTATACGGGTGCTTATATGGATTGTGGAGAAATTTGCGGAGAACCTTGCAACAGAGTAACAGAGCCAGTAGAGTGCGAAAATCCTTTTGTAAGAAGTCCAAAAGAAAGAGAATACATGTTATTAAATAGATTGCAGCTTGATTGCAAGTATTATATCAATTGTGCCGGTAAATGTAGATCATCAAGTCTTTGGGCTGATATTGATACCATTATCAAAGAAATGGAAAATATCATGGATTCATTTACAGAGGAAGAGAAGCCGGAATGGTTGACAGATGCGGATTTTGAAGCACTCAAAAACGAAATAAAGGAGATTCAAGAGCATGAAGCGGAAAACGTATAATAATGTATTAAAAGCTGGTAAATTGATCCAGGCAAAAGGATATAGCGAAAAAGAATCGTTAGAAATCGCAGTGCAGAAGTTTGACGAACTGGCAAGCCTTAAAAATGGTATGTCAGTAGAATGGTTGATTGATAAAATGGCAACCAAAACAGAAAGAGAGGGCGAAAGCATGAAGTTATCAGAATCAGACAAGAAATATTTCAAAAAGTGCGGATATCTTGACCAGGATATCCCACAAATTGAAAAAGCTATTGAAGTAATGCAGTATGAAGACGAAAACGACAAAAAGGTATCAAGAAAGTACGTTCTTGATAATATGGATCGTGAAACTTGGTTATCTGGTATCGGGCGTGCAGCTTTTCATTGGAGTGCAGCGAGAGAGACAAAAGACGGTAAAACAATCTTTTTTGATGCAAGAAAACTGTTTGAATAGGGGGGTAAAAATCATGTTGAAGTTTGAAAATACAACCACAAAAGAGAGTTTTGAAAAATCTGTTAAATGGAGCAAAAATAAAATTGAAGAGATGGAGAAACCATACGAAAATCAAAGATTGTGGAGAATTTCAGATTGTTTCGGAAACATCTGGAATGTGCTATTTACTGGCAATGTTGACGAGTACCGTATTTCATATAAAGATGAATTTTCGGTTGATATCTTGATGCCTGGTAATATGGTAGAAATTCATAGAGCTATTAAAGACGGGCGAAATCTTAAAGCAGACAGAAATTTAAAACAGTTCATGCAGTTGGCTTTATTGGTAAGTTGTTATAAAAAATTTGGATTGATACTGTAGAAAGGGCGATATTATGACATATACAGAATTTTTAAGAGATATTGATAAATATGTCGGGTACGTGGTAGAGTTTAAATCCCGTTTTAAGTCCAATGGACAAGAATATACATTTCAACGATATGTTTGTGATAACAAGGAATTTGGGGCATTGAAGCCGGATTCTTTAATTGATATTGTAAGTGTAAAGCCACTTTACAAGAAAGCAACGAAAAGGACAGAGACAGGAATCAATTACATATAAACGGAGGTAAATAAAATGTTAGTTTCATCAAAGAAAATCGAGAAAATGTTGCGTGATCGTGATAGACTTGAAAGAATGGCAAAAATTGAATACCAGGAAGCAAAGGATCTTTTTAGTGTTGGGAATATGGAATTTGCTATTGAATTGCAGCTTGCTAATCAGCATTTAGGAGCGTCAAGAGAAATTACAAGAACATTGAAAAATATTGGATATGAAGAATGTAAACGAATGTCAGAAAAGGAGAAACAGTTGCTTATTGCTGGCATTAAACAAAAATTGTGTGGCATTGGTGTTATTGGTGTAGGTGTAATTTTTATATCTTCCGGGATGCCGGTTGTATTTATTGCATTGTCAGCAATTGGAAGCACTTTATGTGTTTCAAAAGAAAATGTTGTAACTGTATGTAAAAATAGGCTTGCATTATTAACAAACGTAAATAAATGATATTGACAATAATAGAAATGGTGGTATAATCGTTTTAAGGATGGATATACCACTTATTCTATATTCAGGAGGTAAAAAATTATGAAGTTATTAAATAGTAAAGTTATGTCATTTGAGGAAGATTGTGTTGAGTACGAAAACGAGCAAGAATATTTAGAAGATCTTGACAAGCGCAGAAAAGCCGGATGGACTCAATTAAAGACACCAGATTTTGAAAATGGAGTTATGAAACGTGTCAGCAAACAGTTACCAAACGGGCATTTTACGCAGCGATATAAGCGTTTTAATGGTATTAAGCTGGATATTTAGGAGGAATATTATAATATGAAGTTTACATATACAGGGAAAGCACTGGAAACAAAATTGATGATTGAAGAAGGACGAAAAGTATATACAATAAATAAGTTATATAAGCATTCTAGGGGCTTTTATTGGAAAGTAAATAGAATGGGCTATATTCACATCATTATGCCGGTCAGAATGTCTTTAAACGGCGAAATCAATCATTATGAAATTGAAGATAGATTATTGACAAATGACAATACATTAAGAGTAACAAAATCATATGGGAATTATGATACTATCCTGGATTGTATAAAGGATATTGAAAAAGATTTGTAGGTAGGTGGCAGAATGGAAACAGTGATGTTAAATGATGGAAGCATAGAAATAGTTGGAAGTCATAGAGATTTAGTTGATATTGTGCGTGATCGTTGCGGAGATGACATTGCTAAAATGGTAGAAAACCTTGATCCGGCAGTTTATGATAGCTTATATAGGGCAGATTGTACAGTTTTTGAAATGGCTAATATATTAGAAAATACTGATGAAAATGGTTTGTTATCGGAAGATCAGATTGATAGCCTAAAAGATAAAGTTGAAACATTGGCAAGCGATATTTGTGATTGTATTTGAAAAAAGATGTTGACAATCAATCAATAATAATGTATAGTATAAATATAAACAAACACAACTTATAAAGTACATTACGGAGGTATTGATTATGTCAAGTAATAACAATTACTATGAATTTAAGGATGCGAAAGTTGCAATTGCAATGGAGCTTGTAAAAAGAGGTTGGAAACTGTACGGTTTTCATGAGGATGAAAGTGACTGGATGACAGATTATTGGAGTCCGGCATGGTGGGAAGGAATTGCCACAAAAGATGGCTTTGTAGTAGTTGTTGATTGCCGTTGGAATGATAAAAGTGGTAAAGAAATCATTCAGCATATCTATAATAGTGAAGAAGTTATTCTTTCAGCGAAAACAAGAAGCCTGATTGAAAGACTTTCAGAAGTCAGACAGGATCGTGGAGCTTCCGCAGCGGAAGAACAGACAGCAAAAGCGAAAATTGAAAAGCTGAGAGCAAAAGCCAACAACCAGACAGAAAAGATAAAAGTAACAGACCATTACCCGGAATATCAGCCGAACCCACCTAGAATGTCATGGCATGTTGAAAAAGATGGTGTTATCATCGCAAAAGGTAACGGAGTCGCAAAGTTTTCTGATATGAAATACTTTGATAAAGAAGGTTATGAAAAAGACTTAAAGGAATGCGACAAAGACAGCTATAGATATGAAAGAGCTGAAAAACTTCTGAAACTGGCAAAACAGTTTGAAAAGTTCATGAATAAAATTGACTCTGCTGCCGGTTGCATGATCGGTGGAAATGGTAAAGCGTATGTATATACTAATGTTGAGACAGTGGAATATAAAACGGAAAATAAAGCTGTTGAATGTCCTGGATCATTAAGAGCTAATCAGTGTTTTGTCGTAAAATCATGCTTTAATCATGGTATTAGCAAAGGTTATGTATATCAGTTAAACGAGCATGAAGGTGTGAACGGCGAAAAGTATTATATTGCATACCGACTTGACAAGAAACTGAAAAAGCAGTTGACGGGAAACGCTAATCCGGCGAACTGTTTCGGATATATTTCAGGATCTTATAAAGAAAGATTTTTGAAATGGATTGAAACTGGCGCACTTGCATGGTGTGAGATTCAGGAAGTTAAAACGCCGTATAAAGTGCAGAAATGTGTTAAAAAGAAAATTGGATAAAACAAACTATAATAAATGAAAGGAAGATAAAAGAGTGGGAGAATACCCACTCTTTATATAGAGAGATGACAGCAAGAACAGCAAGGGTTTTATATGACACAACAAAAATAATCACTGTAGTAAGTGGCATTGTAGGCGGTATATTAACTTTTATCGCTGCTGGTAT